AAGCAAGTGTAAACCCATTCACCTACACCAAAAAGACATTTGCATCACTCAACTATGTAAAAATCATATTTCCCGCCATAGTAGCCAACCCATCGGGCAACTACAATTCAACAACGGGCATTTACACGGCCAATCGTGCGGGTAATTACACATTCCGTGTGGGTGTTGAAGTGACATTTATTTCCGTACTGAACACCATGATAAACTTTGCATGGATGGTGAATGGCCGAGTGGTTCAAGTGGACGCATTTCAAAACAACACCATCGGTGCAACGCCCGTATTTTTGAACATCGCGTTGAAAACGGGTGATGAAGTATCGTTTGGTTATTCCACATTCTCGGATGTGACTTGCCCATCCATCATTTATTTCAGTTGTACAAAAGCCCCACAAGGCATTAAAGGCAACACGATAGACATGGGGGATACAATGCCACAAAAACCCATTAAGGACTTTGTGAATGGTGTTTTACAAGGGTTTAACTGCATATTAGTACCCACGGGGGAAACCACAATCGAGATTCACAACCTTCAAGATTGGTTCGCACTTGGAACAACACGAAATTGGACACGATTTGTGGATGTGAAGGATATTCAGCACGATAAAATTCCAATCCCACGACACATTTCATTCACGCATCAGGAATCAACTTGTTTGGCAAATGCTTACTACAAGCAAATCAACAAACGCGAATTTGGCAGTTCTAAATTTATGCCGTTGATTGATTACCCAACGGATGAATTTAATGTTGAAACCCCATTTCATGTTATCGCACCACAAGCGATGAATGAGGTAAACGCCAACGGCCAATTTGTACGCAAAACGGAATTAAACATTCCCGTGTTTATGGACCAAGATTCCAAGCCAGTGCAACAAGATTACACCTTGTTTTACTATGGGGGTAAACAATCAATAAGCGATCCGTACTATTTTGACAACAACATTCAATATGTGTTGCCATTGATGACACCATATTCAGCGTACCCAACTTTATCCACAAGTTATTCAAACGCCTTTGGATTGGAATTGTCATTGCGTGGTGATGCGCCGTTAAACACGATGTATTTGATGTATTGGAACGAATACTTATCCCGCATGTATTCAACGCAATCAAGGGTGGTTAAAATGACTGCAATCTTACCCGTGGGGGAATGGTTGAACCTTGAATTGAACGATACAATCGCCATTTCATCGAATTACTACAAAGTGCAATCAATTCAATACGATATGTTGACCGAACAAGCCAACTTGGAATTGGTTACATACCCCGATGTAAATGTTTTGACTTTCACAAGCACTGGACAAAAACCTGATTTCAGCAATCCAACTGCAACGCCATTTGGTGAAACCTATTTGAAGGATTATTCGGTTGCAAAGGGTATCATGAATTCATACAAGTTCAACGGCCAAGATTATTTGGACACCAACCAAGATACAGACTACAACAAAAACAATGTGTTCAGTTTGGTTCAGCAAGTTGACACCATTCAATCCATCATCCAATTCAACCAAATCACGATGTATTCGGATACGGTGACGGCATCATCCACAGATGGTTTGACATGGGAAACAATCCCAATGGAGGAAGAAGAATCAATTGGTTATGTTGACAACATCAATTTCACTTTGAACCCATCAACCTATGTGTGTACAAATGGCGGACAATACAAATTTATTGGCACTTGTAATTTTGCACAGAGTGGAAACAAAGAATTGGAATTTGCCATCCAAGTGAACGGCATAAACACCACCGCTTATTTGGTTACTGATTCAAATTTCCATGGTATTCAAATTGATACTGTTTTGGATTTGTCACCCACGGATGAAGTCACCTTTGTTTGGAAAATGTATGGTGCGGCTGCGGGTTTACACACCATCAATTTCATCAATGCAAACTTTTTAGTACTTAAAAAATGATAACACAGATAATTCAACTTTTACAATCACAAGAATGGTATGGGGTATCCGACACGGTGGAAATCGCCAAAGGCAAATACCAATACAACCAAACATTAAAGCAAGTTGCAAAACAATACAAAAGAAAAATTAAGTCATGGCGGAAGAATTAGATTACAAAGTAAAGGTGGACACCACCGAGGTTGACCAAGCGGAATCCTCGTTTAGCAAGTTCACCAATAAGGCCAAACAAGCGGCATCGGGTTTGACATCCAAATTGTCCGATATGAGTGATAAGTTTGGTGAATTGCCAGGTTCATTGGGGCGAACTGCATCCGCATTTACGGGCGTAGGTAAATCAATGATGGCATTGGTTGCCAACCCACTTGGGGCGATATTGGCTGCGCTTGTGGGCATCTTTGCGGGGCTTCGTGCTGCGCTAACAAAGAGTGAAGAAGGGATGGATGCCCTTGCCCGTGTCACATCCATTTTCGGGGCTATATTGAACCCAATCATCCAAGCCGTTTCAGGGTTTGCCACATTGCTTGTTGATGGTTTGGCAAATGGTTTGGAATTGGTTGCGGGGCTATTCGGAACGGCTGCAACCGAAGGGCGTAAACTTGCCGATATGCAAGATGAATTAGAGGATAGGGAATTGGCATTGAATGAAGCCCGTGCAAAAGGGAACAAGGAATTGGCACAAGCCCGTGAATTGTTATCAGATTCAAACGCATCATTGGCCGACAGACAAAAGGCATTGGAACAAGTGCGGAAAAGCGAAACCGACTTGGCAGCAAAGGAATTGAAGTTTGCACAAGATAGGTTGGCCGCAGCCCGTTTAGACCAAAAGTTAAACGGACAAACCGAGGAATCCAAAAAGGCAATCAGTGATGCCGTTGTTGCAACCCAAAACGCAGAAACGGAATTGGCAGCCAAACGAAGGTTGTTCAATCGTGAAGCCAAAAAACTTGACAAAGAAGAAGAAGAACGCAAAAAAGAAATGGCGAAAGCGGAAGCGGATCGCCAAAAGGAACTGGCTGAAAAGCAAAAAGAATACGCATCACAAAGGCGTGAAGCATCGGACAAAATCCGTGAAGCCGACAGAAAGAACATCATTGATTCCATTCAAGACGAAGAAGAAAAAGCAAAGAAACAAGCCGAGTTCGATTTGGATAACGCCAAGCGTGAAATTGCACGGGGCAAATACACCAAAGCAGAAAAAGACAGATTGATTCAAGAAGCGGAAGAAGCCAACCAAATCAAGTTAGGTCAAATCGCAGCGGATGCCGAAAAGAAAAAGTTGGATGATAAGAAAAAGGCAGACGAAGAATTAAAGGCGTTCATGGAAAAATCCGCCGAGGATGAAGCCAAGTTCATTGATGACCAATACGCCAAAGAACAATTGAGGTTGACACAAACTTTGACCAACGAAAAAGAATTACAAGATGCGTTGACCAATTTGGAATTGGAAAGATTACAAAACCAAATCCAAGCCCGAAAGGATGCGGGGCAATCCACAACCGAATTGGAACAACAATTGGCAAACAAGCGTATCGACATTGCCAAGGATGAAGAAGCCAAAAAGAAGGATTTGGCACAAAAGGAATTTGATGCAAAGATGGCAATAATGGATGCCACATCAAACGCACTTTCAGCGTTAGGAAATGCAGTTGGTGAAGAAACGGCCACGGCAAAAACATTAGCGGTTGCGGGTGCAATTATTGACACCTATGCGGGTGCTACAAAAGCATTGGCAGCGGGTGCGGGTACACCATTGGGATACATAAATGCGGCGGCGGTTATTGCAACGGGTTTTGCGAATGTTCGTAAAATGACATCAACGCCCGTGCCAGGTTCAAGTGATACGGCATCAACCGCACCAAGCGGACCAAGTGTTTCAATCGTGGGTGGTTCGGCTGATCCGTCAGCGCAGATAGCAAGGTCGTTGGCACAACAAAACCAAAAGCCAATCAAGGCGTATGCAGTTGCAACGGACATGAGTACCCAACAAGCCCTTGACCGAAGAATCCAACAAAACGCAACATTCCCTGGATAAATCGTTATATAGAATATGAAAACATCATTTGAAAAATTCATGGCATCAAGTGCCGTTCAAGAAGTTGAATTAGGTGCAATTAAAGTGGAATTGGCATCGCTTGACCAAATTAAAGCCGCATATATTGAAGGTAGAAAGAAATTGGACAAATACAATAGTGACTACAATGAAGGTGTGCGTGTTCTTCGTGGTGCATTTCAATTGGGCAATGCCTTATCAAACGACTTTGACAAAGTAGCAAAAATGTATGCAGAATTAGAAAAAGGCATCAAAGACATGGGTTTAGATATTAGAAATTATCCCGACCTTCAAAACGCTGCTTTGTTTTTTAGACAAAAGACCGTTGTTGGTCAATTGCAGAAAGACATTGAAAAATTATTCAAATAATGCGCATAGTTGAACTTATATTGGATGAACAACAAATGGCAAGTGGCATTGATGCGATAAGCATCGTGGAAGCCCCCGCCATTGAATCCAATTTTGTTGCGTTAAAATCCCATGAAGTAAAGTTTGCCAAAGTAGATGCTGAAAAACGCATTTTGATGGGACCAATCTTAATTCCAGACAAACCCATATACCGCAAACAAATTGTGGATGGGGCTATGGATGAATTTTACATTTACTTTTCCAAGGATACCGTACGCAAAGCATCGCAGATGTTTTTGATGAAGGGTAATCAAGGCAACGCCACTATTGAACACGAATTGGCGGTTCAAGGTGTTTGCATGGTTGAAACTTGGATTAAAGAGGACATGGAAAAGGACAAATCGGCCATCTACGGAATGAACGATCCGATTGGTACATGGATGGGTTGTTTGAAAATCACCAACGATGATGTGTGGAATGATGCCAAGGATGGCAAGTTCAAAGGATTCAGCATTGAAGGTTATTTCGCAGACAAAATGAAGATGAGTAAACAACCATCATTACTTGACGAAGTCAAAGACCTTTTATTGGAATATCGAAAATCTAACAATCTAAAAAAATAAAGTTTTATGAGTATGAACGCAGAATCAATCTTGGACCGCATCATGGTAAAATTGGGTATCAATGAACCCGTTGCCGTTGCGTTGGAACAAGTAAAAACCGAAGATGGCCAAGCCATTTTTGAAGCGGATGCCTTTGAAGTAGGCCAAGCCGTGTTTATCGTAACCGAAGATGGTAAAATCCCCGCACCCGCAGGTGAATTTGCCATGGAAGATGGTAACATCGTTGAGGTTGATGAAAATGGTGTAATCGTTGAAATCGCTAAAAAAGAAGCCGAAGTTGAGGAAGAAATCGTTGAGGAAGTTGAAGCCCAAGACGATATCATGAAAGAGGAAATCAAGGAAGAAATGGGAATGAAACCAAAGAAAACCGTGAAATCTAAAACCGAAATGGAAGAATCTTATTTCAGCGCACAAATCAAAGAACTTGAAGCCAAGTTTGAAGCCCGTTTGTCAGCATTGGAAATGGAAAAAACTGCATTGAGTGCCGTGAACGCTGAATTGGAAGAAAGATTGGCGACTGAACCCGCCCCTCACACTCCATTCAACCCCGAAGCAACAACCACAAGCAAAATGAATTTTCACATTTCAAGTAAGCGTGAAAAGACAATTAAAGACCGAGTATTCGACCAACTTTTTAACTAAACCACTAAAATGAACAATAAATTAAACAAAATCAATTTGAGTGGCCCAACAGTATCTCCAAATACCTACGCGGGTTTATTTGGTAACAAATACATTGCGGCTGCGTTGTTGTCAGGCGAGACCTTGGCAAAAGAACTTATCACATTGCATCCCAATGTGGCTTTCAAAGAAGTTATCCGTAACTACCAAGATTCAATCACCATTGCCGATGCAACTTGTGATTTCACTGATTCTTCATCAGTAACTTTGGGTGAATATGTGTTGACTACCATCGAAAAGCAAGTAAACTTACAACTTTGTAAGAACCAATTGCGCACTACATGGGAAGCAGCACAAGCGGGTTTCAGTGCATTTGAAAAATTGCCTGCAACTTTCGAAGAATTCATGTTGGCACAAACCGCTGCCGAAGTAGCACAAGCAAACGAATTGGGTATTTGGAAATCAAACTTGTGGTATGATTCCGCATTGGTTCCTGGTCAAGATGGTATGGTTGGTTATTTGATTGACAACTCTGCAATCGTTCGTCCTTTCAGTGGTGCAACTACTGGATCAAATGTTGTTGCTCGTTTGCAAGAAGCATTGGATTACTCACCCGCAGCATTGTATGGCAAAGAAGGTTACCAATACTATGTTGGTCCATCTACCATGAAAGCATACCAAGCCGCGTTGTCTGCTGGTAATTACAACTTCCAATTCTATGTAGGTGAAAAGCCAATGAACTTCCAAGGTATCCCCGTAACCATGTGTCCTGGTCTTAACGACTACGACTGTGTATTGGGTATGAAGTCAGATTTGCACTTCGGTACTGGTTTGTTGAGCGATTACAACGAGGTTAAGGTTATCGACATGAGCGACATCGATGGTTCACAGAATGTGCGTGTAATCATGCGTTTCACTGGTGGTATCATTGCCACTAACCCAACTCAACAAGTTGTAATTAATGTAACCTAATAATATAGGAACAATATAAACACGGGGTGGGCGTAAACACCCGCCCCTTTTTTTTAACCAACAAAATAGAAAAATATGCCAACTTG